AGGCCTTTATCATCTTTGTAAGAAACAAAGAATACACCCGGATTACCTGCTGCAACTGCTGGAATATTATAATCGGCAATATCTGTGACAACATCTCCAGCGTCTATGTCTGTTACTTCTGTACTTTCAAGAGCCATAACATACAGAGTATTGTCAATTACAACAAGATGATTATTTGTTAAATCAAGTGTTGTAGTGCTTAAAGAATAAAAACTAAACCACTTTACAATGTCCGGGGCGGTTAAAATCATCCCGTTCTTATACAATGTAGTTTCTGTGTAATTTGTCTTTAATTCATTTGTATTAACATTCTTACCGCTTGCAAAGTCTGTGATGTTAATATATCCGTCAGAGTCAACCCACGCATAAAGGCCACCACACGCACTGATAACATTTTTACTGTATGGAGTTTCAACTGCCTTTTCTGTTAACTGTATTTCCTTAAAAGTAGGGGCATACTCCATTACAATAGACATTCCATTGTAGCAAGGTGAGAGTTTAATTTTATCCCCTATAATGTCATAGCCAGGATCCTGGAAGGAGTTAATCTTCTGTATCGGCTCTTTACTGTGCTCAATGTAAATTGCTGTAATCTGATACAAATCTTCCGGCAGAGTATCCCCATCTTGAACATTAACAGACTTAATCCAAGTTTTATCACCGGAATCAATAACTTTTTGATACAGGATCGTGTAACATTCATTCAACAATCTGATTTTTTCTTCATCAGAAATAAAATCAGAGTTTTCCAAATCTGCGAGCTGCAAGGCTCTCTGTATAATATCTTCACTTGTATATTTCTTCATAGTTTCCTCTTTAAGAACTTAGAATAAGTTTCATACTAATTTTAATTATATGAAAACTTTTTTTGTTGTAAACCTTAAAGGCGAACTTATTGCAGATAATCTCACGCTCCAGGAAGCTCAAGAACTTATCCGGCGATTAAAACAAAATAATCCCACTGAAAATTATTTTTTGTATAATATTGATTATGAATAAATAAAGCCCCGTAAAAAGGGGCTTGTATCATCAGTGAACTTCAAGATAGTTTTCTTCCTGCGTTCCTATGTAGTTTTGCTTTCTTTTAGGTGTTGTGTTCACATCAAGAACAGTTCCGTCTCTTAACGTGATTTTGATTTTCAACTGTGGATTTTCATTGCATTTCTGCACAAGTTCCTCTAAAAACTGATAATTCATTTTTTCATTCAGAAGAGCTTCTTTTTTCTTTTCCTCTAACTGAAATTTTTTGAATTCTTCATAAGACTTTTTCAAAATCTTAAAGAATCCTGTCCTGTTTTTCTTCGACATAATTCCTCCCTTACCATTTATTTTTATTTGCCTTATTATAGGCTTTCTGGTACTTCTTCAAGTAGTTCTGCTGGCTCTTGCTCTTTGGTGAGTGATTCTTGCCATAAATAGAATACTGATCGTGAATATTCGCAAGGAAGAATTCACCCTTACTAGGTGCTTTTAGTAAAGCCTGCACAAGTTCAAGCGGTACTGCCGGATAAAAATACTCTTTGTTACTTCCCTGAAACTTTACAAGCAAGGCCTCAGACTTTGGATTGTACTTAATGTTCTTGATTGCAGTTGAAGGAATAGAGATTTGTTTTTCATTATATTCCTGGTCAAACTCTTTGTTTGCCCTGTTTTCTGCTTCAAGTTTATCTGTCTTTGTAACTCTCTTGTGATTTTTTTCAGACTTAATCTTATCTAACTCTCTTGAGTAGATTGTACTTAATCGGCTGTCTTTCTGTTCTGCTCTTTCGCCTGTTCTGTAATAGCCTTTAGGTGAAAGTGTCTGTTTCTCAAGCTCTGTTGTCGGCTTCCAGTTGCTGTCTTTAGTTCCTCTGTAAGCCTCACTCTTTGCGTTTCCAAGATAACCGCTGCCGTCTGCGTCTCCGTAAGTGTATCTTTCTGAACGCATATTAAGATTGATGTTCTTTCCTTCATCAAGTTTCTGTCCGGCACTTTCTGCATTATCTTTCTTGAACTTTGAGAGCACCGACTTAAACAAATTCTTTATATCCATTGTTTTATTCCTTTAATCAAAAATAAAAGGGAGTAGTGAAGAGGGGAGGTAACTCTCCACCGCTCCCAAGGTGAAAATATATGAAACTAATTAAACTTAGTATTATCCGACAATTCCGGAATCCTCAAAATCTTCTTCTTTCTGCTTTATTCCGGTTATAGTTCCCGTTTCATCAGTTTCATAACTAGAAGTTACTGGGGAAGTCTGCTTGAAACTTATATCATAATCCATATCAAAAAACGCACGTCTTGAAGCATACAATAAGCCCATCATTGCGTCAGGGTGAATACCAATATCTTCATCAAGTTCCGGAATGATTGCGTCTGTATCTTCATCACGCTTATATAAGATTTGTTCCATTTCATTGTCAAGTATCCCGTTGTGAGGAATCTTCATCCGGCCTGTTCTTAATTCTTCTGCAAGCATTTCTATAGCATAAGCCTTGTTATACTTATGACAGTTGAATGCAGGCATTTTATATTTTACTGTCAAATCATAAGTGATAGACTCTTCATTGTTATCACAATAAATATAAACGTGGTCTTTTTTTACTTTGTTCAGAGTTAAAAGTGTCACTGCATTGTTATAACTTTCTGTAATGGCTTCAACAATATCAGAAACACCTGCTCTATTAAATTTCTTTTCTTCAAAAACAAAAGACTGATGAGTGTTTTTGTTGTATACAAGAGTGATTACAGAATTGTAATCTGAAAAACCATAATCTACACCAATAGCAATATCTGTGATAGGGAAGTTTTCATCATACTTGTTATATGTCTGCCTGCCTTTGAACACTAAGGCCTCAAGATCATATACACCAATTTTCCCAAAGTATTCACGCTGGATGAATGGTGAATCAATAGATATCCCTTTATTCTTGCAATAGTCCTCAAGATAGCCTTGAGGGTCTGGCATATACGGATTATCGAACATAGTCCAGTGGAATTTCTTCCACCCCTTTTCATTCCAGCATTTTTCACCATAAGTCTTTGCAAGCCGTGGAGGTGTTCCAATACAGAGAATTGTTGAGTCTGTTCTATCTGCAAGTAAAGGGCTTATTACTTCATCAATAGCATACTGCATATTTCTTTGATGGAAGAATTCATCAATAACCACAAGAGAAACTTTACTCTCACCGCGTAACTTTTCAATTTCTGAATTATTAGGATTGCCCATAATACGCAGGGAAGAGCCATTACTCCATTCAATAGTGCCATCTGCCTTTGACTTCTTGTTAATTGTAAGGCCGGAAGCTTCTGAACGTTTCAACACATTAGCCCATATCTGATTAATTGCATTTGTAAAAGTAAGGTTAATATAAATAATTCTTGATTCCGGAATAATTGCAGCAAAGTCTATAGAACCGCTGGCCAGGTCTGTTTTACCTGCACGACGTGAGCAGCAAGCTATAATCCTCTTACTGTGATTTGTTTCATAAATAACTTCACGCTGTTCCTTGAAGAATTCCTTTATCAGTCTATAACGCTGAAAGTCCCTATCCCTTTGCATTTCTTTTTCGTGTCTTTCATCCAGAATTGCAAGGAGATCCTGCTGGAAGATTACCTGCCCTACAGTCTGTCCACATTTACTGTTTGGGCTTTTTTTTGCAGTTTCCAAAAAGCGATTTAAGAATTCTTGATAATAAGCCTTGCCTTTGCTGTTTTCACTTGTTAAGGCCTGCTTCAATTCATCATAGACTGCTGTTCTGATTGCGTGATTTTCACGCCTGACTTGTGCAGATTTTTTAATTCCTTCTTTTGTGAGAGCTTTTTTTATATTCTTTCTTGCGACTTCTTTAGTACCCATTGTTTTCCTCTGGTGTTAACAAATACAGAAGATACTTTAATATTTCTTTCTGTTTCTTTGTACAGTGATATAAAGTTTTTTCACCATATTTGGAAATAAGTTCCACAACTCTGTAACACTGTGCAGGAGTGTATTTTGTACTCTTGCAGATAAACTCAATAGCTGTATCAACTATAGTTTTCACTTAATTCTCCTTAATTCAGAATCTTCATCCGGAAATAAACTCTGCTGATTTTCTTCAACGGGTGGCTGTTCCCCTCTTAATGCGTAAAGCAAAGTTTTTTCTTTGTTCGTCATATATGTAAGAGCTGTAGCCCCATGTTCTGAGCATTTCAAAATAACTCTTTCAATCTCTTCTTTTTGACAACCAGTCTCAGCCATTACACGCTTGCAGCCGATTTCTATAGCTTCAATAATTGCGTTTCGCTTTTCGTTGATTTCGTCAAAGTCTGTTTCATCGTGTCCAAACTTCACGAACCCGTCTGTCTGGATTGCGTTCTGTTCATTAATCATAGATTCTTTCCCGGAATCATCAACAGAAATAAAGCTAGATTCCGGCAACTGTTTATCCTGAAACTGTAAAGAAGGTGCATAAATTGCCATACACGGCATATGAACATAACTGCTGACTTTGTCAATTTTCCACTCATTTCCTTTAGCCCGTTTCCTCTTCAAAGAGGACATAATGTCAGCAGTAATGTCCAGACTTCTCTGCTCGATTTCTTCCCGTTCAAGTTTACATTCCAATTTTTTATTTATGGAATTAAAAACTGCAAGTTGAATTAAACCGAACATTGTCTGCCATGCTTTAATGTCGTTTTCATTTGATGCCCATTCTTTTTGAGCCTGCTGGAAACGTTCTTCAAGTTCAGAATATTTGTGAGTTCTTTTTCTGCCGGATCTGCGATTAATTAACTCATCCATTCATCAGTCCTTATCAAGATAGAACAGTCTATAAGATTCTATGTCATTATATCCACGCTGTTTAAGGTGGAATTTTCCGAGTGAATCCCAGATAGAAGTTGAGCCGTCTTTGTTCCTTTCTCTCAATACAAAATGCATATAGTTGTCGTTGTACCAGCGTTCAATCTGAATATCTGCTTTTTTGTCTGGCCGTGTTGCTTTCTTAACTGTGTATTTTTTGCCTGTCAACATTTTCAAAATAAGGCAAGGCTGCAAAACTGTACACTCTTCATCGATGTAACCACATCTTAAACATTTTCTGTATTCATCAATCGTGAATTCTACACCAGCAGCTTTATACAAGCAAATAAGATAACAACCATATTTCCCAATCATTTCGTGTTCTTTCTGTATTCCCTGTTCCATTTTTCTTTACCTCACTTTACCGGATATTTATCTTTGATATTATTCTCAAGGTAATTAATCTCAAAGTCAAGATATTGCCTTGCTTTTTTCAAGTCCTGCAGAAGAGAGTTATTTTCTTTTCTTCCTGCTCTTGAAACGTACTTAACTGCATTTCCAAGATTGAAGTTTAAATCCCAATCTCTTATGACGTCTTTAGGCTCGTATTTCCTGCCCTCACAATAGTGTGCTGGATGTTCAATTATTGATTCTTTTCCCATTCGTGCAACTCCTTAAACATTTCAATCATACATTTGATAAAAGCAACCAACAAAATAAATCCGATTAAATAAGTCGGAATTAAAATTAAACTCCATTTCCACTCAGTAAACCAAAGGTTTTTAGCCAGCACAAACCAGCCTTGAACAATGGAAAGTCCAAACGAACTTATTAATGCAAAATCTTCAAAGTACCACATATTATTTCCCACCTCCTTTACACAT